AATAACTTTCTGCGCTTCTTTATTTTGTTTAGACCACCATTCAACAGTTTCTTTTGTAATAATTCGATCGTATTTTTCGACCTGTTCTTTTACATCAAACTTAATGTATGCAGCACTATCGACTAATTCGCTATAAGTGTATAGTTTCTTTGGATCCCAATTCAACATAGCAAAGGATAAGACAGCACCCGTATGCGGATCCTGTGACATAGTTTCAAAATCATAAATTGTATTCATTGTATAAATCCTAAAATAAAGGAATGCAAATGATAAAATAGTATTGCATCCTGATAAAGCAATAGCCATAGACCAACAATGAGTATTAAATATTTCATGCGAATTGTACCTCCGACATTACTTCAGTCATGCAAGCAACAAGGTTTAATTCATGGTCTGCAACGAATGCAGCTTTGTATTGATAATCGGCAAGTATAAGAACTAGCTGTGGAATTGATGCAGGTGCAACTTTAGTTGTCATGGTATCGTAAACACCACGAATAATAGCTGACGTATCAAGATCAAGATTATTCACAATCCAAGAACGCATTGTTTTAAAGTCTTTTGCTTTTAAAGATGCGAAAAGGTTATCAAACTGTTGTGTAGCATTGCTACTTGTATTACTTACTATAAGTGAACCAGAAGTTGATTGACGCTGTGCTTCATTTAATACACGACGCCAATCTGGAGCATACTTCATAATAAGCTGTGCCAAGTCATCTTTTACATAATCTTTAATACCTTCATGCAATAAGATGTGTTTTAATCTTTCCATGAAAGAAACACACAACGATGCCATTTCTTTCTTAGTTGTATTAAACTCATATACACTACAACGTGAATGCAATGGTTCAATAATGCGATTCTTAAAGTTACATGTAAGAATGAAACGGCAGTTATCTGAAAATTGTTCGATAAAACCACGTAGCGCAGGCTGAGTTGACTGTGCATTAAGATAGTCTGCTTCGTCTAAGATTACAACTTTATATCCGCCAGAAAAGGAGACAGTTGATGCGAATTGTTTAATCTTGCCACGAAGCGTATCAATGTTACCTTCTTCAGATCCATTGATAACGATATAGTCAAGATCTAGCTCTTTGCATAAAGCCTTAGCTACTGTGGTTTTACCGAGGCCAGCAGTTCCAGTGAGTAACATATTTTGTACTTCACCACTGCTGACCATTTGCTGAAATGTATCTTTGAGGGAGACTGGTAAGATAGTTTCAGCGATTGTTTTTGGGCGATACTTTTCAACCCATAAAAAGTCTTTGGACATATTTACTCCGATGTCAATTTAATTCATTATATAATATATGGAGCAGAATGTAAACCTTTAATTACCGTCTAGCTGTTGTTGTTCAACCATTGCTGTTAGCTGAACGCATTGATCGCGAAGCTGACCAATTGTTGTAAGCTCTTCACCGCGGAAGCCTCCACGTTGAACAATTGTATCAATTACAGCGATAGCACTACGTGCAATTCGGTTTCCGATGTCTGCAATCTGCGCATCTTGTGATGGGGGTACGTCAGGTGTTGGCTGAGGTACGACTTGTTGGACTTGTTGTTTTGCCATTATTTAAGCTCCGTAAGTTGTTGTTTTATCGAGTGCAAGCCAATAAGTCATATTCTTATCGGCATTTGTCCATTTAGACATTTGCTTGGTTGAGATGCCTACTTCATAATCACCTGGTAGGACTTTTAGGTTTTCAATGCTATATATGAAGTTAAAATCTTCACTTTCATATGTTCCTGGTACATCAATACTAAATGTATTTGAGGTAGTATTTTCTTTGTCAAGTACAGTTAATCTGATTGCACCATCGGATGCAGTAATAGATAACTCCTTATGTTTAAGTGCAGATGATGCACGTTTAATCTTAGCCATTGTATCTCGATCCATAGTAAAATGAACCACAAAGTTATTCATACCTCGTGCTTTCTCAAGCATACTTTCAGTTGGAGTTGTAACCATTGCAGGGTCTGTAAAGAAATACTTAATCTTTGATCGACCAGTTGAATCAGAAATCACTGCATGTGTTTCTTCAACTTTGATTTGTGGTTCATCTACAAGATCAATAACGCCTAGAAACTCGTTAAGATCATATACACCAAACTTTGTAGCAAATGTCATATCAACAGTGCTGGTTGCTAAGATATTACGCGATTCAGCAATCGTTGAAATAGTATTACCTTCAGTAAATACAATATTAGAGTTAATGGTAGAATAGTTCTTTAAGACTTCTACAGTCATATCAGTTAGCTTCATATTCATTCCTTTTCATAATTACTATTATTATATCATATATTAAGCGGCTTGTACACCCTTATCTGATATTTTGCTGAAGTTTTTCTCTTTAAAGAACTCCAGCTTATTTTCAAATTTGTTATCAAGTATCTCACCTTTATGACTAATAACAAATACATTTGAATCATCGTCAAGTGAATATAAGATCTTCATAAGGTTTTCAACACCATCATGATCAAGAGACGAGTCAAATGTTTCATCGAGCACTAATAGATTAGTGGCTACACTATTTTTCATCTTGGCTATCTGCCGCCATGTAAAGAGAAGAGCCAAATCAATACGTTGTTTCTCACCTTCAGAGAATGAGTCATATGTAAACGAATCACGATGACGTGACTTAATTGTTTCAATAAAGCTTTCGTCTAAATTGAAATGCACAAAGAAGTCAAGGATTTGTAGATACTTATTGACTAAGTTATTGATAATCGGTACATATTGTTTAATCACTTTTGTTTTGATACCGGTATCTTTTAGCATTTCAGCCATTACTGTATTGTAAGAGAAGACTTCATTAAGTTTCAAACGATCTTCCATGTATGCATCTTTTGATGCAGTCATAGCTGCCATCTCTTCATTTGCTTTTGATAGATCGCCGGTGCGACCAGTCAGTCGTGTAATATCAGAATTAAATGATTTGATTGAAGCCTGTAACCTTTGAATTGCAATACTATTGTTATTGATTGATTGCTGACGATCACGAATGACACCTGCAGCTGTAGTAAACTTTTCAATTGTAGCAGAGACTTTGCTACCTTCTTCCTCTACTTTTTGAATACCATTTGTAAGTTCAGCTGCACGTGATTTAGCATCTGCAAGTTTAGACTGGCGTAACTCATCACCAATTGTTTGCTCACACGTTGGACATTCACTATTGTCTTCATAGAATTTGGCATCTTTAACAACTGCTTTAATTGACGTATTAAACTCTGCTTTATATTGTAATAGGCTTTGCTTACGGTTATTCGCTTCACTTAAAGCTAAATCAACCCTATCGCTTTCTTTTTCAATATATTCAGCTGACTCTACATTCTCAGCAATCAATGCCTCAATCTCTTCCTCAGTCGCAGTAATCTGAATCTCTTTTGTATCAATTTCTTCTTCATTGATTGCATTGATATCACGAATATACTTGCGCTGCGAATCAATCTGATTCTTCTTTAAATCAAGTTGATGTGAGATATCTTTTAGCTTCTCTTTAAGTACGGCATTCTTTTCTTTTACAAGAGTATTCATTTTAGAGAATACGTTAATGTCAAGTAAATCTTCAATAACATCTCGCCGGTGCTGTGCATTTAACTGCATAAATGGTATGAATGAAGAACTACCTAATACCACAATCTGATGAAAGCTTTTGTGATTCAATTTAATGATATTCTGTTCGAGGATCTTCTGATACTCTTTTGCATGTGAATCCTGATTAATCATTACATCACCGCGCCAGATTTCAAAGATAGCCGGTTTAATACCACGCTTTACACGGAAGTTAGACTTACCTATAGTAAACTCAATCTCAACAATACACTCTTTGCCATTGATTGAATTAACAAGCTGTGGTTTACTAATATTGCGGTGAGGTTTATTAAACAATGCAAATGACATTGCATCAAGTAATGTAGATTTACCTGCGCCGTTCTGTCCTACAATCAATGTAGACTTATGTGACTGGAGATTGATTTCAGTAAACTCATTGCCCGTAGACATAAAGTTCTTCCATCGTAGCTTCTTAAAATATATCATGCTACCTCGAGTGCTTGTGCTTCTGCTAATAGATTACGCATATCAACTTTCAATTTGTCTTTATCTAATTCAGTTTCAACAGCATCGACATAATTGTCGAGAAGCTCACCAGTATCTTCAATTGATACGGATTCATCTTCTACATTATCACCGGCAAACTCGCTAAAGTTCTCGGCTATCTTCAAATCGAGTATGCTTTCATTCTGTATTTTATCAACAAATCGATCAAATGTAAATAGGTCTTTCTTGTTTATTACAGTTATTTTAACAAATTTGTTACATAGATGTGACGTATCAAACAATGTATAATCAACCTTTGAATCATCATATATGATATGCTCAAACAAAGTATTCTTATTTACAATCTTTTCAAGATCACGAGTTTCAGTATCAAGTATATGGAAGCCTTTCTCGTCATGTGCGTCTGACCAAAAGAACTCAAGCTGTGTACCGAGATATTGAATGTTATCGCGTTGTGAGCTTACATGAAAGTGACCAGACAATACTTTTTCAAATCGATTGAAGATGCTATGATCTAGACCGCCATGATGTGGCACACCTCGCATTACATCAAACCCTTTTAGTTCCAGGTGACCACCAAGCCAATCTGCTTTACATATCTTAATAAACTCCATAGATTTGCCATAGTTTTCTTGAGTAATCCAGGGCAACAGAGCAAACTTAAATCCATCAAGATTCAATACAGTTGGTTCCATATGAATAGTTACTTCGTTCATATAATGGCCGAGTAACTCTTTTAACGCATTAAGCTCATTTGTATTCTTATAGAACACGTCATGATTACCTGGAATAACGTCCATATGAATATTGTATTCACGAAGCTTACTTAAGAAGTTCTTTCTAAAACTATGCAAAGATTTATAGTTAATGAATTTACGATTGTCGAATACATCACCGAGATGAATGATTTTCTTAATATCGTTGTTTTTCAAATACGAAAAGAACTCATTATAAAATACGTTAGCATTATCAGTAAAGATATCAGATGCATTTCGAATACCTGCATGTGTATCGTTGAGTATTGCTATTTTCACTTAAATATTTCTCCTAAATCAGAATCACTACTATTAGCAGCCATGTCACGCTTTTTGCGTTCCTTCTTCTTTTCTTTTACAATGGCATCAATGTATGTGTCTTTCTCTTTCAACTGATCAATCTTAGACTTTAATTGATCGACGAACATATGCGCAGCAGCCAGTGATTCTTCATCGGCATTGACTACAGCAAAGTCTTCAAATGGACTTTGTGAAATATACTTTAGCTTAATATCTTGTTGCTTCTTTTCTCGTGCAATACGACGTAAAAAAGCGTACCAACAAATTTGAGTAAAGTATGCAAAGGCATTTGGATTGCCTGATCGTGTAGCTGCTTCGATGTTATAGTTACCTATAGCTTTGAGACAGTTTTCAACTGCATCCATTACCATCTCTTCACGATACGTATATCGAATAAAGTTAGATTTGTGAGATAGGCCTTCGGAAATTTTAAGAAAGCATGTAGCAATATAATCAGTGACCTTAGGAATCTCTATTTTACTTGCTTCTGCTTGATTTGCCCTTTTAACATATTCAACAACAGCCAGAGAGAACTCTCGGTTGTTTACATAATGGGGCTTGTCTCTTGGTTTCATAATATACTCCTAGCATATATTACCTATTATATCATAGGTTCTGAGGATTGTACACTTATTTATTTTTAAATATTGTGCGTTTAGGGGGTTTACAATTTTGAAGAATCGGTGTATAATTAATAGAGTCTTTTGAGAAGGGGGTAATATACCCTTAATGTAGCTTCGGCTTTAAGTCTACGACATTACTGTCTCTCTTTGCATCTTCACCGGCCATTTTATCTAAATGATTTTCCATATTCGATTGTTCTAATTCTCTCATTTCCTCTCTTACAAGAGATAAGTGATGAACATATTGTTCTAATACCGTTGCATGTGGATTACTTATACAAATAACTGCGCCTGTATTTAATAAAAGAACATGAGCAGGATCTAAAATGTGCATCATAAACGGACGGAATGTATAATACCGCATATTGTTTTCAAAGTCTTCTTTTGATATAAGGAGATAAGCAGCACGTATGATAAAGCACTCGCCGTCTTCGTACTCGTTTTGTACATCAACTAAATCGCAAAGAATCTCTTCTCCGCTCATTAGTTTCATTTGTCTTATATCACTCATTTAAGATCCACCTCATAAATTTTATAATCAAACTCTTGTTTTATGTATATCTTAACTCGCTCAGCCGAATGTTCAAGTGTATAGTTCTTTCTGCCTTTCCAATGCAAGTCGTCTGCAATATCATATAGCTTTGCTACACTACCATCGTCTGACTTTCGCAATCCCCGTCCGATAGATTGTAACACACGGATTTGTGATTTAGAAGGCGAAGCAAACACAATGTTATGCAGGTTTCTAATATTTATACCAGTTGAAAACGTTCCGAGGCTGGCAACAACAATTGAATTTTTCTGGCTTTCTACTATCTTTCGAATAGCTTCTCGGTCGGCAGTATCAACCTGGCCAGACACAAAAAATACTTTGCGCTTTTCATGGGCCTTATCACGTATCAGATCAAAGAGAGGTTTCCCATGCTTCTCAACATAATTAAAGAGGACAAGGCTATTGCCGGTAAGATCAAGTGCTAAATTTGTAATTAAGTTATTACGTGCTTCATTGCGTACAATATAGTCAAGTTCAGCTTGATAGTCTTGTTTTCCCCAGTTTCTGCGGACCTCCTCCGCATGCTTAAGCAACAAGACATTAATTTTTAGCTTTGCTAATGTGTCTTCGTCTTGAAGCTTTTTCGTAGTCGTTACATTATATATCTTTCCAAAAAGTCCTTGTAAAACTAATTCGTGTGTTTGTGATCCATCTAATGTACCGGTTGTTCCCCAGCGATATGCTGCTTCTTTACATTTATTCATAATCGTAGTAAGCGACTTTGATTTAAAGCCATGACACTCGTCACCTACTACTGCACCAAATTGTTCAAACCATTTTGGCTGTAACTTATAAATTGATTGCCATGTGGATACAACAATCTCTTTATCTGTTTCTTTATCCCGGCCAGAATATATCCGATGCACGCAGTCTTCGACAGGCATTCCATAATCTGCAAAGTCATTATACATCTGTTCAACAAGCGATGTTGTTGGTACAATAATAAGAACCTTTTTATTATTCTCCTGGTGGTTTAACAAATACCTTTGAACTAATGCGTAAATAATAAGAGACTTCCCCGAACCAGTCGGTGATATTAGCACACCTCTTTTGCGATGCAATCCTTCACATACTGCATCAAACTGATAATCTCTTATCTGTATTGGCTTACCACGTGATTGCAATTCAAGCCCATCAATAAATTTTTTGATTTCTTCTGGGTTAATATCGTTCTGTGCATCTGGCCGACCATAATAATTGTTATGCTCAACTTCAACCTGATACTTACGTGGCTTGGCAAACTCATATAAAAACGGAAACAAACCAACTGGCAGTTCCATAGTTTGAATATTGAATAAGCGGATTTTGCCATCCCATACACGATTCTTGTATGCTGGCATAAACTTATAACCAGGCACATAGAATGAAAAGAACTCGCTAAGCTCATTCGCAATACCAAAGTCGCACGCAATATGCATGACCGAGTGATTCTTATTTTTAACTTTTAATACGTCCATAATTTTTATATATAATTTAAATAGGAGTCAATAAATGGTGTATAGTCATAATGAATGGGATTCTCTTAAGGAGGTTATTTTGGGAACGGCTCGTGGTATGTATTGGCCCGTAGCCGATGGTGTTAAGTGGGAGATTCTTCCTTCAGGCCAAAAAATACCTTCTCATATTATTGAACAAACAGAACAAGGCTTAACCGAGTATTCAAATAAAATGAAAACGTACGGTGTAAATGTACTTCGTCCAAAGTCTCAAAACTATGAAACTGTAAATGGCTTCGGTGCTTATTCAACGCGAGATACTGTTCTTATCATTGGTAACAAAGTTATATATACACCTACCAGATTCACATATCGCAGGGAAGAATGGCCTGCATTAAAACATCATTTTAAACTAGGAGAAATTATTCATGCGCCGCTTGACGATCCCGACTTATATTTTGACGCCGCTAATATTATTCGCTGTAATAGGGATATTCTATATCTCGTAAGCGGCACTGGCTCGCTTAAAGGTGGCTTATGGTTACAAGAAACATTAGGCAAAGAATATAATGTACACATACTTACAGGTTTATATCAAGGCTCACATTTAGATTCAACTCTTGTACCAATTAAAGAAGGAGTTATGTTAATAAATAAGGCAAGATGCTCCGAAGAACACTTGCCTGAATTTTTAAAGAAATGGGAATGTATCTGGATTGAACCAGATGAAATACGAGATATATCAAACGATTATAATATTGCATCAAAGTGGGTAGGTATGAATATTCTTACTATAGAACCTGGTGTTATTGTACTTGATCAAGATCAAACAAAGTTAATTAAAAAGTTTCGTGATATGAATTATACGGTTGAAACAGTAAGCCTGCCATATGCAAGATATCTTTTAGGTGGTCCTCATTGCACAACTCTCGATACAGTACGTATAAATAGATAGATAACGCCAAACTTAATAGGAGAACACATGGCTTACCGAGTAACTAAAACCCATACTGGCCATACCTGGAATGCTGCTTATCCAGATCCTGTGCCATCAAATGTAACTGAATTTGACGCAGTATTTGAAGCAAGAACTGTTTCACAAATTGTATCTGATATTGATGCATTAGGCTTAACCGACTGGGCAACGTATAAAGATGATATAACAGCAGTTTTAAATGCAGCTCCAGTTTCTGAAGCATTTGATGCATCTGCACAAACACTTACAGTGGTAAAAGATTGGCCGACAAAAGCATTACATGATAAACATCAAGCATTTGTAGAGCAAATTGATTGGTCTACAGTTACACCATTAGTTGCAACTGTTCTTACATCAGGTGTAGAAGTTTAACCACCAGCTTCAAACATTCGCCATTTAATCATATTGCCTATTGTTTGATGCCGCCATTTAATATTATCAACAATCTCGGTTAGCGTTTCAACTGTTATCTTCCATTGATCTATTTTTTGTTCTGATGCTTGTATATCTGTATCAGCATCATAATAATAATCCATCTCACCCTTTAATACACGTAATCCTTCAAACGGATCGAAGTCCCAACCGTGTGCTTCAATCTGCTCTTTATTCATTTTGCCATTATAATATAGCCACTTTTGTTTTAGCAATACTTTTTGTTCTGCATGAGCACGTCTCAACGCAATTTTAGCTTCAGCAAGCAATGGCAAATATTTAGCATGTAACACTGGGGATTGACGAGAAGACTCATCTAATGATGTATTATCGATCTTCGAGTCTTTTTCCCACATCTGTAGGATTTGTTCAAGATATTTCATAGTATTATTATAACGTATTATTTAGTAATTGTAAACGTTGTATATGCAAAAGTTACAGGAAATGTTATAAATTGTACACCGTCAACTGTAGATTGAAAATTGATTGTGCCAAGGTTAGTAGGAAACGCATCTTTATATCGAATTGTATCAATCGTATTGTTATGACTACTTAATACAAGAACACTGATATCATAAAAGCTTTTATCTTGACTTATAATTGTATTGCCGTCAGATGGTGTTTGTTTTTCTTCAACTCCAACTGTAAGCCAATCATGCATTTCTTTATATACATTCATATTCTCATCAAGAATTGTATCAATCGTAAGCGTGCCATATTCTAGCTTATCACCAGGAAGATATACATTAGAACGACGAAACGTTTGAATTGCAGGAGATACACTGACATCAGGATGCTGTACTGACTGTGCAAAGAATTCTAAGTTTTTGAATCTATCTCTATTTACAACTACTTTAAAACCTGTTGGCTGTAAAAAGTTTGTTCCTTCGAATTTTGAAACTGTAGTGGCCATATTATATCCTTTAATTACATGTCTATTTATATGAAAAAATGTGTATCTTTTTTAACACATCTATAAACTATTTTCATTTTGTTTGAAAATAAGTGTTTACAACTGTTAGAAGATAGTGTATATTGATAATATAAAGTAAATAAAGGAGACTACAAATGGGAACATCATCTATGATCGCCATTAAAAACGAAGATGGCTCTGTGACTGCATCTTATTGTCACTATGATGGTTATCTTGCTTATAATGGCATGATGCTAAAAGAAGCCTATAATACACAAGAACTTGCATCAGCTGTTGCAAACAGTGGTTACATTTCTGCCTTGACTGAAAATCTTCAAGATAGTATTGACGCATCTGCAAATACTGATACAGCAGTTGTGTATGAATGTTCTGATGAATACCTTCTTACAGGTTGGGAATATTGTGGAGCACAATTTCTTTATCTTTGGGATGGCAATGAATGGCTTTATTCTTCATTGAAAAACCATGGTTGGAATGAATATCAATTAGAATTAGAGGAAGCTTAATGTTAGATTCAAAAGAATACTTCGAAATGATGCTTGATTTGTGGGACGAAAACCACAATGAAAACTTAGCAATGATGAAAGTTTGGATGTCAAAAGTAATTGACGAAAGGGAGAATATATAATGGCAGCTCGTGTATATCAAATTATGTTAACTAAAACTCAACGTGATGCAATCAATAAGCATGGTTGGGATCAAGTTGATGCTGGAAAAGCAAAAATGAATACAATGAATGAAGGCTTCAAAGGTTGGTTGCCTCATTATCAACAATACTATAAGTTAGCTTATGAACTTAAATCAGATGATTTAGATGAAATATTCAAACTTACTAATGTTTGGAATGATCCTGAAAGAGTTGAAAAGTGTAATGATCGTGCTACATCCACATCAGTTGGTGATATCATTGAACTTGATGGTACTAAAATGTATATGGTTGATCCTTTAGGTTTCACACGCATGCATGTATTTGAAGATGAAATTTCTGAAGATCGTATGGTTTCATAAAAAAGGGGCGCCGAAGCGCCCCAGTTTGGTAGTGTAAGGAGGGTTGGTTCCCTCCTTTTTTTATACTTAACTTACGCTAGGATGTTGTCCACGCGGAAGATACGGTAGTATTGGTTAGTTTTAACAGCTGCTAGTCCGTCTGCAGGAGTAGATCCTACGAATGGGTTAGATGCCATGCCGTATCGAGTTTTAAACCCGATTTTTGGCTGGAATGTGTCTTCCGCAACCGCACGAACCATAGTTAATGGTACGTATGGGCAATAGAATACACCAGCGTCATAAGGGTTAGTACCTTTATAACCAACGTTTGCGTAATCAGCAGTTGCATATGGGTCAATATAGACACGCATACGACCGTTAAGAACACCAGCGAATGTGTTGCCTGTGTCATCAACGTTAAGGTTTGTGCTCATTGCTGGGCTATAGTCTAACATGCCTGATGCTGACAAAGCAGATGCTACGTCAGAAGAACAGATCATAAAGTTACCTTTACCACGTCTTGTTTCTTTAGCAATCGCATTTGATTCACGCTCTAGCTGCATGATCAAGCCTTTGATCTTCTCAACTGACCAACGACCATCAGCATCTGTGCTAAGGTCAAAGATACCATTAATAGCTGTATTAGCAGTCAATGCACCAGTTTTGGCTTGTGAGTTGATTGTACGAATTACTTCGCGGTTGATTTCAGCAAGAATCTCAGTTGACAAGATGTTCGCTAGTTCTGTTTCAGCATCTAGGCCGTGAATGGCTTTAAGATCCTGAGCAAGTTCTAAGCTATATTCTGCTTTCAAAGCACGTGATTTTGCAGTCACAGTTGCTTTTTCAATGGTGAAACCCATTTCGTTGAAAGTAGATGATGGACCTTGACCAGAAGATCCAAGACCCTCAGCGTCTGCAGTTGACATACCGCCAGCAGTACCACCAGTTACACGCTCGGAGTCAAGTGAAGAGTCACCCGCTACGTTACCTGCAGCTGGATCAATTCCGCTAAGACCTGAAGGATTGCTGTTTTCAGTTACAGATGAGTCACCTGCGTGACCTGTAAGAGCTTCGTTGTAAAGTGCTTCAGTTGAAGATGTTGCACCTGCACCGTAACGTGATTTCATTGCAAAGATAAGTCCTGTTGGACCAGTCATTGGCTGAACACCACATACGTCATATGCCATCATGTTAGGCATTGCACGTCGTACAAGTGAGATTAGAACTGGGTTCCAGTTAGCTGCAGATGATACTGCGTTGCCTGGGCCAGCTTCGTTTAGCATTCCAGCTTGCTCATTTTGTGAAGCAAACTCTTTTTCTTGGTTTTCAAGAACAACGGCAGTAACTGCACGTTTGTGTGAGTCCTTGATTTCAGTACCTTCATTCAGTACCGGAGCCCATTTCTGGGTTAGTTTATCGTAAGTTTCCATCTTTTGGAACTCCCTTAATAAGTTGGTTTACGTAGTGCTGTTAGGTAAGCAGCCATTGGAGCGGATACATCTCCGTCTTCATGTGCTACATCTTCAGCAATGTCTTCTGCAGTGTCTTTAGCTGGTTTTTTGAAATATGCTTCTTTGATAGTAGCAACTTTTTCAGCGAAAACTTCTTCACTTACAAAGTCTACATCTTCAGAAAGCTTAACTAGCTTTTCTACTTGAGTTTCAGCGAGGCCAGCAGCAGCTTCACGAATAATTTCGTAACGCTTATAGCTTTCTAGTTCCTCACGGATAGCGATGATGTCTGCTGTCTGTTCGTCCAATTTAGAGGCTTGCTCTGCATTAGCTTCTGACAACTCGTCAACTAGGTCAACTTTGGATTCTGGAACAGTAATATAAGACTCTGTAAATAGTGTCTGCAATTTGTCCATAAACTCTGCTGCGATTTCAGTGCGTAGACCGGACTGAATTGCAACTTCGTTTTCTTTCATCCAATTTTCAACTACGTAGTTCAGATAACCGTCAACCTTCTCAACCATTTCGGCTTTGAATGTGTCAACTTCTTCTGAGAGTTGAGCTGAATAATTTTCCTCGATGCGACCAACTTCTTCTGCTACTTTCGATGTGATTGCAGCTTCGAATATAATCGCGGCTTTGCCTTTGAATCCTTCAGACAATGTAGCTTCTTCTCCGATCAGGGCTTCCAGATCGTCGTTAAAGTCATTGGCTTCTGCTTGCGGTGCTGGCGCTTTTGTAGCGGCAGGTTTGATGGATTTTTCGCCATCAGACTTATCGCCTTTACGCTTCGCTGCTGTTTTACCAGCATTTTCTGCTTTATCTACAGATGCAATGGAGTCAGCTTCGGCATTTTTAGGATCGTGAGCTTCTTCAAACGTATTCTCGTCATCATTGAGCTCAATTTCCTGGTCCTGTACTTGATCAGTCATAATTGACTCTCCTATTTTGTTTTCAGTAACGAGAGGAAATTTTTGAATTCACGTACCTGCGTCTCATAAAGATCAGCACGAGGGGCTTTCTTAATTTCAGTCTCTATTCTTTCAATTTCTTGCGCTTCGATAATACCGTTATTCCATATCCATTCTACACCTTCCATTATTCCATTAACGAAAGCATTAGGTGCTGATGGATCCTGTACGATGTCAATCGTATTTAACTTAAAATCGTCTTTGACATACATAGCGTCATTTCTTGGCTCAAGACTTCCCATACCACGAGTTGATACACCTAATTGAACACCACCCTCAAGAAGACCTGAAACGATCATTCCCATTGGAGTACTCAAAATACGTGCCTTACCCATCACATTCTTACCGTCCATTTTTAGTTCGGTAATACGATGGGATACCTTATCAAGATTAATCGTTGGACCGTCAGGATGATTTAATTCACCCACTGCTCGTCCTTGATTAACTTGTTGTTCGACATATTCATTCACTGCGCCTGTTAATACTGGCAGTGGATATATGCGACCATTTCTATTCTTTCCGTCTGCCTGGGCAAAAACACCTTCGATGACATGTGACTTAGTACCGTCTTCTGCTTTTTCGACAATGCATTGCACATCGTTTTCTGTGAATTCAGTAATTAGTTTCATCGTTTCTTTCTCCCAGCCATTTTTACAAATTGCGTCATGGCTTTTTTTGCATCATTCATATTTCGAAACTCATCGAATTTTTCCATATCAATATATGCAACAAAGCGGCCTTTATCCTTATGAATCATAAGATCATATCCTGCAACCTTCTGGCTGAAAAGATGTTCACCCGGGGGCATTCCCCTTTTTCTTTTTTCTCTTAACATAGAAAAATTAATCATAAGTGCAACCTTTAGTACTATGTGTTATTTATAACACTTTGAGTTTAGAGTTTAAATTAATTTTCGTCTTCTTCATCGTCAATTAATTCATCGACAGCTGCTTCAATATCTTCATCTGTGATTTCATCATCTAATACTGCATCTTCAGCACCATCTTCTATTTCGGCTTCTTCGCCGGCTTCGGCTTCCGGGGTTTCTTCGGCTTCCTCGGTTTCATCAGCTTCTCCCGTTGCTTCTAAGTCGTCAAGTGTAATAGTCTGTGCTATACCGACTTTTTCTTGTTCGAGTGCATTGTGCAACCGATCGTTAATTTGATCGTTAAAAATTGCATTTGCTTTTTCATAGTTCGCCTGGGCGATATGATCAAGCATATTCATTACATCTGCATTTGCTTGATCTGCGGGTTCTGCTACTGCTACATCATCTGTCATAATTTACTCCTCATCACTGACACGATTATCTTTTTGATCTGGTTCATCGGGTTCTTCCTTATCTGCTTGATCTTCAACTTGTTTGATTTGATCATCATCAAATTTAAGAACATTTTTCATTACCCATTCTTTTGAGAAGTAATCACCAACATACTGTTGTACTTGATCAAGTGATTGCAATTTCTCACGAAGTAGTTCTGCTTCTTTCAATTCTGTAAAGTGGTTATCTCTTACAAAGTCAAACATAATTTGGTTTGAAAGATCAGCCCAATCTTCTTCGGCAATAATACCTTTTAGGATTAACTGACGTTTTAACATTTCTCGGAACATCATTGAGAAACGCTTTCGAAGTCTATCAATAAACTTCTGAAATTTTAATTCATCACGAGAAATTTCAGTTGATCTACCAAGACTAAACTGAGCTTCTTGTTCTAACCGATTGATAGGAACGTTTAAAGATCTATATAGTCTTTTCTGGAAGTAAACAATATCATCAATCTGTCCAAGGTTTTCACCGCCCGGTAGCGTACTAATCTCTGTACCCTTGCCGCCTTCACGACGTGGTAGCCAGAAATCTTCAAGCATTGACATATGTTTACGATCATCTTTGATTTCACCTGTTGCTGCATCATATACTAATTTGTTCCGATAGCGAGTCATGATTCCTTTCATGTACTCTTCGGATTTACCTTTAGGCATATTGCCAACATCGATATAGAATATACGACGTTCAGGTGCACGTGCAAGCCTGTAAATAACCAATGAATCTTCCATCATCCGTAGCTGATTGATTGGTTTAAGTGCTTTATGCAAGTATGAAACAACATGCTTTTGAGAAGAATCAAGAAGTCCAGACGTTGTATAAATGACTGAATCTTTAGTTAGTTTTATACCACTATTCTGTTGCCCAGGTTTTTCTTGATATATGAAATACTCGTTTTGTCC